GAATGGTGGTGGATCTTAAGACGTAACTTTACATCAAGACAAAAAATATATTTTATAAGATTACTTAAACGTTACGGACAGAAACAATTAAATGAAGAGCCACAAATCATCATTGATACCATCCACAGTGTTAAAGGTGGCGAAGCAGATCATGTTGTGTTAGCTAGTAAGAATGATTACGCTTCTGATTTTAATCGAAAGAATAAAGAGGATCAAAGTGGAGAAAGAAAAGTTTACTACACTGGAGCCTCACGAGCAAAAGATACTTTACATATTCTCTCTACTGACTATAAGTATCACTATCCTATTGGTAAAGATTATTTAATATACATGGAGGAAAAAAGACATGAACACTAAATCTGATTTTCAAAAAGCATTCCCCTCAACAAACCAAATAGGAGGAGATCATTACAAGAAACATAAGATACAACCTTATACGTTTATCACACAAAACAATTTATCTTTTTTTCAAGGCAATGTAATTAAATACGTTTGCAGATATAAGGACAAGAATGGAATAGAAGATTTAAAAAAGATTATTCATTACTGTGAATTAGAAATAGAACAATTGAGAGGAAAAGAATGAGTTGGGGAGAATTTAAACAAAAAGCTAAAATCATTGAAGAAGCTTTTGCTAAAAAATTAAAGGATCCTGTTTGGGCTGATAGGAAACAAGATATGTTTGAGCATTGGGATGTTAAAGGAATTTTAAATGGAAAGCTTTCTAAGTTTGATGTTAAAGGAATAAGAAAAATAAATCGTTACGATAAAAATAAACAAGATGATATTACATGGATAGAGGGTACTAATGTTCATGGTTACCCTGGTTGGATAAAAGGGAAAGCTGATTATATTGTTTTCGAAAGATTAGAAGAATGGTTAATTGTAAAAAGAGAAAGTTTATTAAAGCTTGTTAATAAAAAATTAGAAGAAAATAATTTTGAAAAAGGTAAAGGGATCTATAAAATATATCAAAGAGAAGGCCGCAAAGATAAATTAACCATGGTTCCTTTTGATGATATTAAAAAATATACAAACTGTGAAAGCTTAAAAAAATGAGCTTACAACTAACCATGAATTTTAAAAAGCATATGTGGAATGCACCAACAGAATTTAAAGACCTATCACATTATGATGAGATTGCCATTGACTTAGAAACAAGAGACGATGGTATTACTAACGGACTTGGTGCAGGTTGGGCAATGGGTAAAGGAGAGATCATTGGCTTTGCTGTAGCGGTCGAAGGTTGGCAAGGTTATTTTCCTTTTGGTCATTTTGGTGGAGGTAATTTAATACCACAACAAGTAAAACAGTACATGTTAGATGTGTGTGCACTTCCTTGTAAAAAAATATTTCATAATGCGCAGTACGATGTAGGTTGGTTAGAAGCATCAGGGATTCCTGTTCATGGAGAGATTATTGATACCATGGTCGCAGCAGCACTGATTAATGAGAACCGATATTCTTTTTCTTTGAATGCATTGTCGGTCGATTATTTAGGAGAGATTAAAGCTGAAAGTGATTTAAGAGAAGCGGCAGCAGCTCATGGGGTGGATCCGAAAGCAGAGATGTGGAAGTTACCTGCTGAGCATGTTGGACATTACGCGGAACAAGATGCACGGCTCACGCTCCTTTTATGGCAGAGATTTAAATCTGAAATCAGAACACAAAGTTTAGAAACTATTTGGGATCTGGAAAAGTCTCTTTTACCAATTCTAATAAAGATGAGACAGAAAGGTATTCGTGTCGATTTACATAAAGCTCAAACATTAAAGGGAGAATTTGCGGCGCAAGAAAAAGAAATACTGTTAAAAATAAAACGGTTAGTAAATAAAGATATAGATATTTGGGCTGCGAGGCAAATCGCTGAAGCATTCGACAAGCTTGGTATAGAATATCCAAGAACAGCAAAATCAAACGAACCATCTTTTACCCAAAATTATTTAATTAATTCCCCTCATGAGATATCTAAGCTTATCGTACAGGCCAGAGAAATAAATAAGTTTCATAATACCTTTTTAACAGGTATAACAAAGTATGAACATAAAGGACGAATTCACGCGGAAATTAATCAGTTACGTAGTGATAATGGTGGTACTGTTTCTGGTAGGCTTTCTATGTCTAACCCTAACTTACAACAACTCCCAGCAAGAAATAAAGATTTCGCCCCCAAAATACGTGGACTATTTTTGCCCGAAGATAACTGTAAGTGGGGATCCTTTGACTACTCACAACAAGAGCCAAGATTGGTTGTGCATTATGCGTCTTCAATCGGTGAAGGATATGAAGGATCACAAGAACTCGTTGAAGCTTACGCCAATGCCTCAGCAGACTTTCACCAAACCGTAGCAGATTTAGTTGGTATTGATCGTAAACAAGCCAAGACGATTGGTCTAGGTTTAATGTATGGTATGGGTAAAAACAAATTAGCTAACTCCCTTGGATTAGATCGAGAAGAGGGAGATAAGATTATTGCCAAATATAATCGTAAGGTTCCTTTTGTTAAATTATTATCTGATCGTTGTATGGCTAAAGCTGATGAACAAGGTGTGATTCGAACGAAGAAAGGCCGTAAGTGTCGATTTGATGAATGGGAACCAAGAGATTGGGGACTATGGACAAGTGAGACTTATGAAAATGCTGTGGCTAAATATGGTAAAGATAATATTAAAAGAGCCAAAACTTACAAAGCCTTAAACAGATTAATTCAAGGCAGCGCTGCCGATCAAACTAAACTTGCGATTGTTGAATGTTATAAAAAAGGAATCTTACCTAAATTACAAATCCATGATGAACTTTGTTTTGATATTAATGACGATGAACAAATTAATTTAATTAAACAAACCATGGAAAGTTGTATGGAACTCAAAGTTCCAAGTGTTGTTGATGTAGCGACAGGAGATAATTGGGGTGAAACATCCTAGACTTTTATATGTAAGGACAGCAAAAACAGCAAGTAGTGCTGTTACTGATTGGTGCCGTGCAAGAAATATAATGACAACAAATAATCAAAAATGGATATTAAATCCAGAAAATCAAAAACTTTTAGCAAGTCGTTCTGTTTATTTTACCACAGTAAGAAATCCTTATCGAAGAGCTTTTTCCCAATACAAATATTGGAAAAGGGGTAAATGGAGACCCATTATTAAAAATGATAATTTTTTGGATTTTTTAAATTATGACATGGAAAAAAATTTAAGTGATAGATATCCTCATGAAAAATCTCACATGACCTCTGTGTACTATTATTTAAAAGATATTTTACATCAAATAAAATATATCTTTAAAGTCGAAGAATTAGATAAAGAATTACCAAAACTTATTGAAGAATTTGGATTAAGTAAACACGCCAAACTTCCTATAGTTTACGAAACTCATTATTATAAACCACAAATGGATGAAGCTTATAAATCAAAAGAAATAAGAGATTTGGTTTATGAAAGATATAAAGATGATTTTATAAATTTTAATTATGATCAAGACGACTACAAAAATTTATATCCAGAAAAATTGTAAAGACTGCGGATCCAAAGCCGATGTCATTGAAAATGATTTTTATTATTGTGCTAAATGTATGATTGCTATTCTGAAGAGACAGCGATCCTTTGTTCAATTTATGAACCGTAACAAATACGATATTACAAATACTTAAGAAGCTATACTAGGTATTAAATCTTCTTGCGGTATTTCTTTGTGAGCCAATCTCACATCTTCTAAGTCAGCTAAAGTCATCTGTCTTCTTACATTTCTGATCTCTTCTTCAAGAGACTTCATGGATACAGTAACTTTTCCCGCTTCTAAATAAAATTGATTCCATTTAGATTCGAGTTCTATTTTTTTAGCTAACAGGTCTTTGTTTGCTGTCATGCTTTATCTCCTCGTAAAAGAAGAAAATTCTGTCTGGCCTATAAACGGTCTCTTGCGAGACAGAGAAGTTTCCTTCTTTGAGTTGTTTAATGAAGCCTTGTCTGATGTCCTTTTCATCTCCATCGAACTGACTTACTATCAACAATCCGCCGAGACGAACTTGGACTCGATAAGTCTTCATGAGATAATCCTAACGTTAAAATTTAATAAAGTCAAGGCCTTAGCTTACTTGAGTTTGTAAGTATTTCAATGAAAATTTTTTATTGAAGATGTTATCAATTTGTATATATGTTGGGAAAAATAAGGAGAAACAATGAGAAAAAGTGGATTTGTAGGACAACCTAAATTCCCACCATTTGAAGATGAATGTAAAAAACATTTCACAACGATGTTACATGCATTTAAACAAATTGATTGGCCAGCACGTAAGGATGAAATCAAAGGTTACATTGCAACTTTGAATATTAATATCGAAAACAAGTATTTTAATAAAAAAATCGCAAAAGATTTTTTATCTAGTATACAAAATTTTTTATATTTATACCAATCCGTAACCAAATATCCTGCTCATCAAAGCATTGCTGGAGAAGAAGAATTACACCACTCGGCTCAAAGACTCAAAGTAGAAATCCATAAAAAACAAAAGGAGAACGAAAATGGACATTAATAAATGGAAATCGGTCGCTGTAAGAATAGACGACTATAAAATACTTAAAGCAATATCTAAGAATAAATTTAGAGCACCTGCTTCGATGATCTCAAAACTTGTAGATGATTATGTAGAATTTCAAGCAAAAAAAGAAAAGATAACTAAAGAAACTTTTGTTAAGAAATTGTTAAATGGTGGATCTAAAAAGGCTTAATCAAGAAATACAATGGCAAACTGATCGAATCCATCAGTTAGAGGACGAACTTACCTATTATAGAAATCGTTGCAAATTGCTAAGAAAAATCGTAGAAAAGTTCAAAAAGGGAATTAAATATCTTACAAATTAATTCCCTATAGGACTAGTATCTATGGGTAAAACTGCATACAATAGTCATATGGCTATTGATAATTTTGATAACGATTTATGCGATGTGGATTTCACTAAATTTTCACATCAAGAAATACATCAGCTCATGCTCGATATTGACGAAGACGTTAAATATCTACAAAACAGCTATGCCCCACCTAAACTTATAAGACATCATCATGAGCTGTTATCAAAACTTATTAAACGTTATGGGCATTAATTTTGCGACCGAAATGGTCAAGCAAAATATACCTAATGAAACTAAAATGTGGAGAGCGGTCATTAATAATGCAATACAAGATGCCATGATTAATTCAACTGATCGCAAGAGTTCACTCTTAAAATGTGAGGCTCACGATTGGATTACCGACAATTCAGAAGATTTTAAAAACGTCTGTCATTTTGCTGAACTCAATCCCGATGATGTTAGGCGACAATATCTAATGGCCGTTGAAAAAGATAAAATACAATTTACCGATAAACACATCAAATGGAAAAAATATAACCTCAATTACCAAAAATTAAAAACAGTAGAAGATAAAGAAGAACGCAAACATTTGAGAAAAGTCGTTGAGTATTTAAGAAAACTTGTTTTTCAATCTGATAATAAAATTATTAAAGTTTAATCAGGAAGAGGCGGGATTATCGCGTCCGCCTCTTCCCTATGTTTAAACAAATTTAACTTTAACAATGAAAGGATAGAGTATGAAAAAACTCTATATGTTAAATTACCTATTAAATTAGCATGGGTCTTGATTTATAGCAAGCCCTAATTTACAAGGGTAGATGGATTCCCACATCTCATCTACCCCGTTCCCCTAGGTACTCACGTGAGTGCATTAGACTCGACTAACCCAATTGTTAGCTGATCAATCGTCTCCCTACTCGTATCTACTTGTCTCACCGACGTTCGCTTTCGGATCACGGATCACGAGCCTAAAACTTGTAATACAATTAAAAAAGCAACAAAGAATAAAATTAATATTGTGTTTACCATCCAATCTTCGGGTTGTGCTTTTCTAGCTTGTAAAATTCTTTTCAATAAATATTTCATTTTGTAAATATCATTTCAATTTGACTTTCACGAGATAACGCTTCAATTTCTTCTTCTTCCAAAATGTTAGTTACAAATAATTGTAAATGCATTTTTTCAGATTTATCTAAACGTGGAATAGAAACCGAGATCACTTTACTAGGTAAAATATTTTCTAATTCTACAATCTCGTATCTGTGATAACTTTCTTCTTCTTTATCTTCGATTAATTTAAAAGTAATTCTTCTTCTCATCTTCTTACCTCCCAAATCGTATATTGTTGTTTTCCGTCAAAATAATATCCAGTTATGTCTAACTGTTTTGAAACGCTTTCAGACAAGCTTGTGGGCTTGAGAAAGCTATTTTTTGATATATTCTGTCGTTCTCTTCTTTGTTTTTTCCGCATAGTTCTATATCTCCTGTTTCCCAGTTAACTTTTACTTTTTTCTTTTCTTCTAGTTTTCTTAAAACATTTTTTGTGTTTTCAATACTACTCATCTTTGTCCTCGATTGTATAATCTCGTATAGGGGTTTGTTCGCCCCAGTAATTTGCATAAGTGTTAAGAGTATCTTCAACCTCTTCATGATTCCAAACATAAAGCTTTTCCCTTTCATCCGTGCAAATAATTTTCTTAACTCTAAACTTATTTCGCATACTGTTCCTTTAAAATATTTAGTTTTTGTTTTCAATTTATTTCTTTCTTTTATTTTCCTGTAAAACCACATAAGCGTTTTCCATGGCACATTTCATCATCTCGCTTTGATTAAAGCGATTGATTTCCACATCCACGACATTGAATAAATTTTCCAATGCCGTGATTGTTCGTGAACTTAAAATGTTAGCTTGGGTATCCTTCACTAACTCTTGTTGACGTTTCGTCTGTAGTTCTATGATTTGTTTTTTCTCGATATCCATTTTTTGTTAACCACCTTTGTAATAGTCTGTGTGTTGCATTCATTTTAATTGACCCTTTTTTATCTTCAGCATAATGACCCTTATTGGATTCAAACTCATTAACAAAGACATCAAAAAGATCGGCTTTTATTCTTAGATAGTTTTTCTTTTTTAGTTTCATAATTTTTTTTCCTTTCAAAACTTTTATATCTAAAATCATGGGACATTGCAAGTGAAATAGACCCTTGATTTTATTGTCTTTTTTATGATTCCCAAAGTCTAACTCCCATAAAAATTTCATGTCATGCTTGGTTTAAACTTAACAAAAAGGAAAACATCATGGCTACAAAAACACTTGAAGACTTGGTTAAAGATGCGATTGAAAATTTAATCATGGACGGAAAACTTGTCGTTGAAGATAATGAAGGAAACAAGATCGAAGACTTATCTATCAATATCAAAAATGACGGGGACGAAGATTTTGACGACGAAGATGGCGAAGAGAATGAGGAAGAATCGTCAGAAGATGACGAGGACGACGAAGAGTAAAATTCTCAAATATTATCATAAACAATACAAGCGTGAGTCGTGCGGCTAGAACCTAGCATCACGGTTCACGCTCTTTTAGGGAACTGTACGATATTACTTACCTTTTTATAAATCATTTCATTGTCATGAGGCAAAAAATTGACAATGCCTAATTTCTGCAACAATTTAAATTCCGTCATATTAATGGGAATGGTTCTTGAAACATAAACGGTTCGTTCCATATTATCAATCCAATAAACATTTTGCGTTTCTTCAAATAAATCTAACTTTTCATCTTTTTTGCCTATGAAGAAATAAGCGATCAATTGTTCGTCCGTCATTTTTTGAAAATCACTAGTAAAGAATGGAAATCGTTTTTGATAATCTTCCTCTCTATCTTGGATAGTGAATTCCACTAATGTATATTTTTTGCTCATATTTCCTCGACCTCATCATCTGTTATAGAATCGACAATATAACTACAATCAATGTGTTCTTTAAATGTAAATTGTTTAACATTACCTTTTAAATCACAGATTTCGTTTCCGTCATCATCATATTTAACGAATGTGATATTTGCTATTGAATAACTCATTTTTTATCCTTTTGTTGTTGTTTGTATAGATTGTTTCTGTATTCAATTTCATCAATCGAGGCATTGGCTAAACACACGCCAATACATAGAATAGCGAAAGCTAGAGTACAGATAATGATTATTATGGACATTTCAGACATAGTTTTCCTTTCAGTTAAGTTCGGTTGTCCCCTCATCTATGATTTCTTCATCAAAGCAATGCACCTCTTCATAATCTGCACCACCATTATTATGAATATCCGTTGCCTCAGCTAGTGAGTTTGCTTCTATGGTACACTCATTTCTTATTGTTTTGACAACTTGTTGCCAAAATACATATTTTTTCATATTTTTCCTTTCATTGTTTAATACCCGTGATACGTGAATCATGCTACAAGGGATAATGACAATGGTTATTTAACCAAAGTATTAAAACCACGAAACACGGCTCACGGGTCTAGGCAACTCCACGCCAACGCAACTGTTGGTGTACCTAATTAATTTTTTTTATAGTGCGGTGGGTAATTAAGCAAAAACTTCGCCACCTTGCCTTAAAATTGCTTGGCTTGTACACTCGTAGCATTTCACAATAAATTGCTTCGTTGCTACGTTTTGAGCAACATTGAGAGAGAACATAACTAGATTACTAGTATATCGGTAGCCCCTCATCTCAACCTAGACTACGCTCGTTGTTGCTCATATCGGCTTGTTTATCACGCATTTAGCACATTAAGGGTAGCTATCTCCCTTTAGTAGCGTTGCGGGTAAAATTTAAAGGTCTACCCCTTCTTAACCTACCGATAAATCCTATATATCATGGGACAATTATAAGTCAACAATTATAAATTCACTTTATACGTGTATGGGTACTTGCGTATAGGTTGTATTTAGCAAATCTTTCCCGAAACTTTCCCAGAAATAAATCAAAACTGGGATGAAATAACCCGCATAAAACCTCACTTTTCCTGAAAATCCCTACTATAAGGGGGTTTTCCGTGAAAAAAAATTTTTGAAAAATTTTTTTATGGGGAAATTTCTGGGAAACTGGGAAAAATCGGCTAGAATCCGCATAAACATTGGGTTTTTTGCCAAAAAAAACTAGGAAAAAACTAGGAATTTTTCCTAAAAAATAGGAAAGTGTTTAAATTCAACAACTTATTTGGCTATTTTTTAAAATATCAATAATATCAATCAATATATCAAAATTACATAAAGGACTAAAATATTTAAAACAGTTTTTTATTTTTTTTATTTTATATTATTTTTTGCTTTATAGGGTGGTATAGTATTGCATGGCTAGAAAACGAAACGAACTGAAAACCTCAAGGGACTTAACCGCAAAGCAACGACTATTTGTTGATAAGCTGGTCGCTGATTGGGGGACGAAACATAGAATTGATGTCGTTATGGAAGTATTTGACGCTAAAGATCGAGTGAACGCGGGGAAAATGGCATATGAGCTTTTGCACCCTGATAAAAATCCTCACATTGTTAGATATCTTGAAATGCAATTATCAAAAGAATTGAAAAAATATGAAACAGATAAATTAAGACATTACAAAGTATATGAACGATTACAAAAAAAAGCTGAAGATAAAAAAAATTTTAATGCCTCAATTAATGCACAATTTCGAGCGGGACAAATGGCGGGATTGTTTATAGACAAGCGTGAAATAAACGTATCAGGAATTGAAGGCATGAGCCGAGAAAAATTAGAAAAAAGATTGGAAGAACTAGAAAGCAAAATAAATGAAAACAAAAAGATCATTGACATCTCGGCAGAAGAAATTGTGGAAAAACAATAATTTTTTCGTTGTGTTTAATGAGATTTTTAATGCTCATTTATCAACTAACGTGGGGCAAGTGGAAATAAAAACAAATGAAACAAAAAAGAAAAATAACCATAAATAAAAAAGCTAAAACGGATTTAGAAAAATATCCCTTAGTATCTTGCGAATGGCTTGATATACAAGCGGACAGTTCTTGGCGTTCTATTGATGAATTGAAAAAAGATAAACTTCCTATATGCACAACTAAGGGACATTTATTAGGACAATCAAAAGGCATTACAAGAATATTTGCGGACTATCAACTTAATGATGAAAAAAATATTAATGAAATTGGAAACACAACAATAATTCCGACCTCAGTTATTGTTTCAATTAAAAAGATTTAAACTTATTCATTATCCAACCAATAAAACCTAAAATTATAATTGTTGTAAATGGTAAATGTCCTATTACAAAAATAATTACCCACTCAAGCCAATTGGGTAATATGTGTATCCAAACTGTTTCGCTCATTATTCAGCAGGTATATTTTTATTTTTATTACAAAATTTTATTAATCGTTGATAAAATCTTATAGCCCTTAATTGATAGGCGTGCTTGTAGGCATCATGTTTTAACGGCTCACAAGCGAAATCAATATATTCTTTTAGCGTCTTAATTCTCTCATCATGACTTAAACCCGCTAAATCTTTAAATATTGCTCCGTCCCTTTTTCTATAATGCTCTCTAAAAATGTTTTTCATACTACAAACCCCGATTGATCTTGTTTTGCTTTGCCTTTTGCTATCAATCCAACAATTACATTTTTAGGGTCTAAAAAGCGCAAGTCGGTATAATCTCCGTCTATGACTTTACGGCCTAAATATTTTTTGGGTAATTGTTTAAATACGACAGCTACATTTATTTTTTTGTCTTTTATAATGTCATTAACAATATTGTCATTACTTTCAGACTTACTAAATGTAATATAATAGTTTTTAGGCAATTTATTTTTGAACCTTAAATAATTTTTGGTATAATCATAAAAGGGTACACTTGGATTTAATTCCATGAGATTTTTATTATCTTGGACTTTAAATTTTTCAAAACTTAAATCGCTTGTCCCATTTAATCGGACAGCAAATTTTAAATTTTTCTTTTGTGCTTTCTTTACCCCGAGTTTTATTTCATGGTCTAATTGCTCCAAAAACTTTTGGCGGTCATATCTAAAATAATTTGTCCGATTTATTCTAGCGTCTTGGGTCGTTGAAAATGCACCCATGCCAGATGTATTTAAACAACCCGCGATACAACCTTTTGACGCTTTTGGACAAATATTGATACCCGACAAATTATATGGGGCTAAATGCAAAATTGCTGTTTCGTATCCCTCTTTAATTGCCTTTTTGATTTTTAAATTATTATAACTTAATAACTTTTTGGGCTTTTGATACTTTTGCATTATCTAACTCTTTTTTTAAAGTTTGTATTTGTGTTTTATTTGTTTCTGTTCTTAAGTAATAATTAAATAAAAATTTAATTGTCTTAGCGACAGATAAATCAACCCCCATTGGATTGGATTGTGATAAGTCATAAATATTTTTATAGGTGTCTAAGTCTAATGAAATATTTTTAAACCCTTTAATACTATCAAGTGTACCAATATGCAGTTTTTTTTCTTTTTTCATTTTTTATTTTCCTTTCTTTAGTTTTAGATATTTTTTCATGTGCTTACCTTTATTTTCAAAATATTTATCAATATCTTGAAATATCATTGTCATTGTGTCGTCAGATAAATTAATTGATGTAAATCTTATTTTAGGCACCTTATCTTTAATCATAGGTATTACATCAATTTCAATTTTATCTATTGCGTAGTCTATTGTTTTATTTGTCATATTTTCTCCATTGTTAGTGTTTTATCATATATATTATTTCATGGGATAATATTCAAGGGGTAATATCCCATTTTATCTTATTTTTTAATTGACAAGTATTTCGAATCAGTTTATTTATTTGGTCAGTTATAAAAAACAATGAAAGGATAATTTATGACTAAAACAAAAAAAATAACTTTAAATGCTCAAAAAAGAAAATTAGCATTAAAAGTTTTTGAAAATGATCTTCAAACTGAAGATAACATTTTAAAAGATGAATATTTAAAAGCTAAAAAACAATGTGATGTACATATTGAAAACGCTTTTAAAATCGCAAAGCAAGTTGTTGAGCGAAAATACCCGCCTGAAACTATTAAAACATTAAAAGAGATACAGACAAAATATGATTTAAATGTGTGTAGACCTGATAGCTGTTTTAATTTTCAAAGCGATCAAACTGAAGAAAAAACAGACTGGAACGGGACTGTTTCACATGTTCCAAAACAAAAACATATTGATTTTAATTTAAATGGAAGATTAAGCGGTGATCAATATGGCGGCTCGGCATCGCTTGACTTTGCTTATGCTTATC